TGGCGGATAACCCCGCGTTGATCGACGACTACTTGGATGCTGCTGCTGAGATGAAGAAAGCGAACACCGCTCGTAACAACCGCGGGGAGAAGTCTGAACCGCAATGGCCTGACATCAACCAATGTTGGTCACGCGCTGAAGACTTATTACTTGAGTTGTCAGGAGTGGAGCAAGACGTCGCGATTGCGGCGTAGGAGTATAAAATGTCTGATATGACCCTCGCACAGCTGCTTAACACGGCTAAAACGCTGCGTACCGAGAAACGAGCTCTCGAAAAAGACGTAAAAGTGGTTGGCCAGAGCCTTGAGGACATCAACGAACAGATCCGAGCCAAGATGCACGCCGAAGGCATCGAGCAAACGGCTGTTGATGGCGTCACGGTCTCGTTGAGTACCACCACGGTCTATAACATCGCCGACTACACGGCCTTTCACGATTTTATTATCGAGAGCGGCCACACCGGTCTTCTGCAACGGCGGGTATCCAATAAGTACGTCAGTGAGCTTATGCGCACCGTCGATACTGTCCCTGGACTCGTCCCGTTCGAGAAGGAAAACGTCAATATGCGGGTCTCATGACCTTCTGTTTGACGTATATTTATAGTAGCTGAACTGCTATAATAGTCAGGTTAAGCCCTCTTCGTGAGGGCTTACCTATCAACCAATTAATCAAGTGAGAAATCGTATGAGCAAATCAATTGTTGCATTCCAACCAGCCGACACCCTACCAGCCCACCTTAGCGGAGGAACTGGTCTCGGTAATGAAAACGTATCCGCCTCGGATATGGCAATCCCAACCCTAGCGCTTGCCCAGGCACTTAGCCCCGAAATTAAAAAGACGGATCCTAAGTTCATCAAAGGGCTCGAACTCGGCCACATCTTTAATAAACTCACCGGTGATGTTTATGAAAATGTGTTCGTGGTTAACCTGAAATTCGATACCGGTTTCACTGTCTTTAAGAAGCGTGAGCAAGGTGGCGGTTTTGAAGGCAATCACGAAAGCCTAGCGGTAGCTGAACAGCACCTTGCTAACAAAGGGTTTAACGTGGATCACTATGACATCGTAGAGACCGCAGTACACACTGTGGCGGTGCTAGACGATGCGGGTCAAAACCCTGTGGTGGCTAAGATTTACATGAGCGGTGCCAATAAAAAGGTATCTGACGCATGGAACACGGCCATCTCCGGCATTGACTGTGACCGTTTTGGTACCGTGTGGACTTTGTCTTCGGTCGAAGAACAGAACCGCATGGGCCAAGGTTATCAAGTGTTCAAAGCGACGCTTGCGGGTTACGCGGGCGAAGAGTTGCTCAAGGAAGCACGCGCGACTTACTTCGCCATGAAGGGCTTAACGGATCCAACGATCCACTAAGTGTTCCTTTAGTAAAAGCCACCCTTCGGGGTGGTTTTTTGTTTTCGGAGTCTATAATGAATGAGCACAGTTACATCAAAGCCATCCATCGGCTGCTGCCCTCGTCCTTATATAAGTGGAAGATCAACGATAATTTCCATGGTGGCGTAGCCGATGCCTACTACTCCGGTCCAACGGGTGACCTGTGGATTGAGTATAAATACTTGCCCCGCCCTCCGAAGCGACTGGATACCGTTGTCAAGACGTGTCTCACTGACCAGCAACTTCACTGGCTGCAATCACGGCAAAACGAAGGTCGGAACATTGCGCTAATTATTGGCATTACCGCACCCCCTGAGTTCAAAACTCGCGATAACCTGATTGTGACTGATTTGAGTCAAAAAGTGACCATGAACACCTTTAGTAGCTCAGCTATTGACAAGAGAGGGGTAGCTGACTATATAATGACCTCGTGCTTAGGAAAGCAATAACACCCGAAGAGGTGAAAAATAGGTAATTTAATCAACACCACCTGTTTAAAGGTAGGAACCTGACAATAAGAGAGGAAGTAACCCGATGGCTAGAGCAAGTAACCTTGCAGGCGCACAGACATCTCCGGAAACGGAAGCCAGTGCCGTACAGCGTCTCATCGCAATCTATAATCGCCAAAAGTCCGAAACTGGACTGAACCAGACGACCCTTGCTAAACGCATGGGACTAAAGCAGCAAAGTGCTGTTTCACAATACTTCCTCGAGAAGGTTCCTTTGAACCTGACTGCGGTCGTAAACTTCGCCCAGGCACTGGATGTCTCCCCTTCTGACATTTATCCTGAGTTAATGGAACCCGTACGTGCCTCATTCTTCCCGAAAGTGGAAATAAGTGTGCGCTACGCAATACAAGGGAAACCGTCAATTTTGACAATCCAATCAGTGGAAGTACAAGGGGATTTAGCCCCTTACGCTGTCCAAGTAGACGTAGATGATTATCTGCCCTACATCTCGAAAGACTCGTTCATTGTCTGCTCTAATCGCGTTAAACCGCAAGAAGGCGCAGAAGTGTTCATTGAACTACACGATGGAAATCGGTTCATTGCGCGCTACTTCTATGACAAAGATGGCGTGACTCAAGTCTTAAAGTTGCAGGATAATAGAATCTACGACTTCCAATCACAGGCTATTGCAGTCTGCGACATGGTGATCGGTACACACCGAGCCACCAATTGGGAGCTACGAAACTAACCTAAGTAGTAAACTAAAACAGGGGTACGTATATGCAACAGGTATACTTACAGTCACAAACAATACACGATCGATCGTCGTCCGTCAGGATGAAGATGATGGACTGGATGCGCCTCAAGGAATACGAATGGTGGCTGATCCATACCGACTGTATGCCAGTGCAATCGCCACGTTTGGCAGTTGATCGATTTTTGTGTTGGTTCGGACCGCTCAATATGTCGTTTGGCTATGCTGCGCGATCTGACCTGCATACTGGCCCTCCATCCGAATAGCTTTTTTTTACCCTTTATATAGCAGTTGAACTACTAGCAGCACAGCTACTAAGGAGCACCATTGAATATTCACCCCCTCGAAGACCCACTGGTTGAACCTACCCCGCTAACTGGGGGGTCTTCATCCTACTACAAGTTGGGCATTGCGCATCCAACCACATTGCCTGCCCCCTATACGGCGGAATGTAACGACATTATTGAAGCGCTCAACATGAATTATGCGGAAGGTAACGCATTTAAAGCAATATGGCGCCGTGCCGCCGAACGTCAAGGGCGAGGAAAGCCTGGGACATCACTGCTATACGACTCGGAGAAGGTGGTTTTCTTCGGCGAGCGTTTGGTAGTCCAAGCACGAATGGAGTAACCTATGAATCAAGATCTAATAACGACGCTACCTAAGTGGGTACGCATCAAAAAATACGCATTAATGAGTGGCATCACTTACGACGCCATGAAAGGTAAAATCGCACGGGCACAGGTGGCCGAAGGCATTCACTACGTCACCGCACCCGATGGCAGAACAATGATTAATTGGAGTGCAATGGATGACTGGGCCGAAGGTAAAATCAAACACTGAATTGCAAGTCTACTGTAAGTCGATCCGTGGCGTCACTATTCAAAGCGACAAAATACGGATCAACTTTACCTACAGAGGGGTTCCGTGTCGACCTATTCTGCGCGGGCTCGTAGTGTCCAAGAAGAGCCTTAAATGGGCTGAGCAAAAACGCAACGTCGTCCTCTTTGAAATCGACAATGGCACCTTTAATTACGCTGCTCATTTCCCCAACGATAAAAAAGTAGCCTTATTCTCGAAGTCGGACATTCCAAAAACCATTAACCAGGGGCTTAAGGCTTTCTTTAAGCTGAAGAAGCCCCGACTTGCGCCCAAAACTTTTTCAACTTATAAATCAAAATCCAAGCACATTGAACGGGCATTCGGGGAAATGCACATTAAGACCTTGCGAAATTCACAAATCGAGACCTGGATTAGCCATGAGTTAGCGTACTTATCCAACAAAACCATTAAAGAAATTCTTATTCCTTTACGCGGAGTAATGAAAGCCACCTGTAAGGATGACCCCAGCTTCATTAATCCCTGCGACAACCTTGACGAGTTAAAGCTACTTTACCCCGAGGTAGACCCCTTTACCTTAAATGAAATGACGCGCTTGTTCGAGACCCCCACTTGGCGCACCCACGAGATCAACATGATGCAATTTGCCTGTTGGACGGGGCCAAGCGTGTCTGAGTACATCGCGGTAGCGTGGGAAGACTTAGATACTACGGATTGGACCATGCGCATCCGCCGTAACCGTGTTGAAGGGATCTGGAAATGCACCAAGAACGACAGCCGAACGCGCACTATTGAGATCATGCCTGCGGCGCGGGAAGCGCTCCTACGCCAAAAAGCCAACACTTTTTTGAACAGGCCCATCGACATTCGTGTCCTACAGCGCGATAACAAAACCTACTTATGGGAAAGCATTACTCCGATCTTCCTTAACAGCGCGACAGGTGAACCGTTTTTAGGCGATCAACCTGTGCGCGACTTGTTCTTTCGAGACCACTGTAAACGTGCGGGAGTACCCTACCGTGGGCCCAATAATTGCCGCCACACCTTTGCCTCACAAATGCTGACCTTGGGATTATCAAAAGAATGGTTGAAGTGCCAACTGGGCCATCGGACGACGGCGATGATTGATCGCCATTACGCTAGATGGATTCGTGAAGATGCGCCGAACATGGCTGACGAAGTGGCAAAGCGTTTGATTTGGGAAGCACCGAGGGATATGGACTTAATCCCGCGTTTCCAACTGTTAGAAACACACCGAAAACGGTAAAAAACCAGCCAAAAGTGTACAACCAGTGTAAGCTAAAAAATGCTTGCTTGTAACTTATTGATTTTAAAAGGGAAAAATGGCGGAGAGGGAGGGATTCGAACCCTCGAAGACCGTTTTCCCCCAATCACCAACGGACGCGATAATACACTGAAATACACCATGAATACAACAGTTTATATCACCTTATTGCAAGTCAGTCAGACTCACCCAGAATCACAGAGTGGCTCAGAAGTGTAGAAAAAGTGTACAAATGTGTAAGCTACGTGTAAGCATTTTTAATGCACCCTTGGCTTCGCCGTCGTCCGACTCAACTCACCATCTTTTTTATGGTACGTTACCGCCCTGGCACATCGCCAACTGACATACCCGCCTCGAGCTGAATACGCGTCTCGTGCAGACAAGGTCGGATGCCGTTCAACAATCGCGCCACCGCCTTCGGCAATTTCTTGCTCTTGGTGGTGGTAGTGTCCGGTGTGGATATAAGTGTACTCGGCCTGACCCCACATTTTGCGAAACTTCGGTTCACTGGCGAATAACATCGGCAAGCGTTTGTTTGCGACTTTGTGGCCATGATGGAAGCCCAGTAAAATATCGCCGTGCTTCTCCGCATAAAAGGGCAGCGCTTCAGTGTTCACTTCGACACGCGGGTTGTCTGCGAATATCTTATTCATCGCAATACGCAGCCACAAGGAGCCGGATTCGTCGTGGTTACCTTCGCACATCAGCATTTTTACGTTGCGGTGCTTCTGCAACAACAAGCCGGTCACTTCGCAAATTACGTCGATGGCCAATTCAATGACTTCCCCGTAACGGCCAGACGCATCCAATATATGTCGACTCGCTGGCGTTACCGCTTCAAGCCCGTCGAAGTGTAAGAAGTCGCCTAGCTGGTTAAAGATGGCGAACTCCGATGGCGGGCTCTGTGCAATCAGGTCTTGAAACGCGTTAATCATTACCGATTTTGCGGTGGGCAGATCCCAGTGCTCACCACCCTCGCCTTCCCACGCTAACATGCCTAAGTGAAAATCCGTTAATGTGTACACGGTGCACAGTTCTTCGTTCGGGGTTGCTTGCGGCGGTTTGATGACCGGAATAGTCTGCATTTTCTCGGCGGCACGCCCTAATACGTCGTGCAGCATGTCTAAATTCTCGGATTCTTTAAACGCAGTCTTGTACCACGTTAATGTCCCGTCCTCGTCTTTCTTTAAGAATGAGCGCCCTTTAAGTATTTCGCTCGGCGCAGTCGCCTGGTTTAACCCTGCTTCCGGCGCAAAGCCATCTTCTCGGGCCACGCGCTCACGCATTGTTTTCAGAGCGCGACGAACGGACCGTTGATCTTGTCCGAGGGCATTCGCCCCGCCGTTGATTGACCCCGCCTTAATAATGGCTTCCAGCTTCTCCCGTTCTTGGGGTCGCGCATAGGGGAGATATTGTTCATAATTCATTGTCTTCGTCCTCTTCTTCCGGTGAAAGACCCAGTTCAATGCCCCACGACTTGAGGATCCTAGTGGCTTCTTCTTTATCGCTCACATGCAATTCGATGTAGCGGTGTATTTGGATGGGCACAATGCCAATGACCGTTAGGATCACTGCGGCGACGCCGCCAATGGTGATGGCTTCGATCAAGAAGGCCAGTGCAGATAATAATGATTCCATGTTAGATCCCCTCTTTGTAGAACAACTCTACGAACATTCGACACACGTCACTGCGCTGTATGTCTGCAATTTCAAAATCAACGACAGTTAGTGGCAATTGGTGTTTATCCAGTAAATTAATCAACACCCCTAAACCCGACGTTTGTTTGATGTCTGACTGAGCCAAATCGCCCATCAACACCAACATACAGTTCTCGCCAATTCTCGTGGTTACCGCCTTGATCTCTTCAACCGTCATCTGTTGGGCTTCGTCGATCAGCACAATCGCACCTTCTTTATCGCCGCCGAATGATCTGCCGCGGATGGTCTCTAAGGGTTGCAGCTCGATGTTGCCGCTGTTTAAGGCAATCTCGAATCGGGCTGAACCCATGCGTTGTTTGAGCACGTCGACCATCGGCATGACCCAGTTCATCATCTTGTCGTCTTTGTCGCCTTTAAATGCCCCCAACGAACGACCGGTAGGGATGTTGGCACGGCACAAAATGATCTTCTGTACGCGGTTTTGCAGGAATTGATCCGCCGCGTAGGCACATGCCAGGTAAGTTTTACCTGACCCCGCAACGCCACTGGCGATAATTACTGGGCAGTGTGTGTTTTTAAGTGCTTTTAAATATTTATCTTGGTTCTGTGTCTTCGGTTGTAGGGGTGGTCGTTGACGTTCCTCTGCAAATTTTTCGGTGGACTTCGTACGTGCGTCTTGGGTGTTCGTCGTGCGTTGTCGTTTTGCCACGGGCAGTTCCTTTGTGGGTGGTGATTTAAATAAAATAGTCCTTAGAAATTAAGCATTCTCCAGTGCGACCACTCGGGATAATAAGTCGACTAAATCAACTTCAATACCGCCGGAATATGGGTCAGCAATTGAAACGTAACCGGTGCCTCCTGGTGCACCACATGTAACGTATTTTGAATTCGACCCACTGTAGTATTTGCCATAAATGGGTACGCCGTTTGCGTAGGTGATTGTTGCCCCACTGGGCACGCCGCCTGCACCACCGGAACCGATAAAGAACTTAACGCTCTTGGTTCCTGTCGGGATAGCGATTTGCTGGCTGATGACTGAGCCGCTTGCGGCAGCGCCATACACGGCTGCGATAGGCGAACCGTTATAGCCATTCGCGCCACCGCCACCACCGCCACCACCTAGCGTACCGGCACTGGGAATTTGACTTCCTGTGGGTATGTAGCCGCCTGCATAGAGAGTGCCGCCTGCGCCTGACGAATTGGGCTGGGAGGAAGCCACACCCGCTGCGCCCGTGCCATCCCAAGTATTTGACCGAACTGAATGCGATCTCGCCGCACCGCCCGATGCTGTAATGGTGGTGGATAATTGAGAACCTGTGCCGTCCACATCGTCATAGAATTTTAGCCATGAATCACTGCCCGCCGCGCCGCCCACGCCTGACCCGGAAATGACCGACGGCACACCGTTTGTACACGCACCCGCGCCGCCACCAATAATTTCAAGTGATAGATATTCAGTCAGCGATGAGATGTTCTGCGTATATGTGCCGGAGTTTGAGTATTCTACTTTGGCCCCTGGTGAGCCCGTAAATATTTTTACGTTGTTAAGTGTTAAGTTACCCAAGGTGTCTGCGTAGATCCCACCAGTAGATGACGAGAGGTAAAAACCTGTCATCTGATTGCCCTGCGCATCAACTGAGCGCCCATAGAACGCGCCTTCGTTCGTATCACCGAGAGACGACTTACCAAACACAAGACCGGAGTTTGAAGAGGCGAAGGTGATATTCCCATCGACGTTGATTTTATCCGCACTGATGCCTCCCGCATCAATCATTTCACTGGTCACTGTGATAGCGTCTACTTGTGACGCCGTTAGTAGGGTTGTGACTTGCATAAAGTCTGTGGTGAGATTGGCTATCTTTGCTACATCAATGGACGCATCCGCAATCATCGCTGTGTCCATGTAAGTGCCCGCGGCGAACCATTGTCCTGTGGGATGGTTTGCTTGCTGCCAAGCCTGCGTCGTGTTCGTGTATTGTGTGCCACTCAATGCGACCGTCAAACCCGCGCCAGTAATCACAGAAAAAGGCTGCACTGAACTCGACCCATCTGAGATCTTGAACACGCCCGCGTTAACGGCAAATTCACTGTAGGTTGAGCTGCCGTAGATCCCGTAACCCGCGACATTACCGTTGACATCGACCTTGACGTAGTTCTCAGCGCTCAATCCGTTGATTGTTCCTGTATGGCTTTGGATAGAGGCGCT